TATCACGGTTACCCTGTCCGACCTCTGCCGGTCTCAAGGCGCGAATGCCCCCTATACCGGGAGTATCCCACCCTGGGTCACCATACCTCGGAGTGGACTCCTAGGCCGGGTAGCCCCTCCCCGTCACTTTTTGTGTTGTTGCAGGTGTCGTGCGCGGGGACGATGTTGGCTCGGTCCCAGATCAGCTCGGGGTATTTGGACCTGGGCTTGATGTGGTCGAGTTGGTTGGCACCGGGCTGTTTGCAAATCCAGCACTTGACCACGACGCCTTTGGGCAGCAGCTCTTTCGCGATCTTGCGCCTACGGCCTGAGTTGTTCACCCATTCGTCTGCTGCCATGCGTTCACCCCCACATACGACTGTTGGTCCCGTTCAATTAAACGAAACCAACTCTACTATTCTATTTGTCAAGTATACTGGGTGTCAAGTATTGGGTAGGTGTGGGGTTCGTCACATGGGTAGTATACCCAACGAACCCCACCCTATACTATAGGTCCTTTACCCTACCTTGTAGGGACGGCCCCTCTTGCGGGCCAGCTTCTTGAGTCCGCGCCTCTGCTCCCGCGTGAGGGTGGACGGGTCCTCGCGTCCGAACGTGTGGGGCAGGACTGGCCGGGTTTTAACCTCAGCCTCTTCGGCTTCGGCCTTCTGCAGTCCCTCTTCCGCGTCCCACATCTTGATGATCCAGGCAGGAGGCGGGCAGTCGTGACCACAGACGCAACCGGTCGTATCGTCGTCCCAGCAAAAGTCCATCAGTCTTCCTTCTCTCGATGTTTGGTGCAGAGCGGTATGTACCCGTCCTGCGGTTTGGGTACCAGGGTTGCGCATTCATAGCATGACACCAGTGCGGTCCACCCCACGGACCGGGCCTGCATCAGAACCCGATCTTGTCGCGTACGATCCGGACCCCATGCTCTCCGAGGATGGACATGATGTGGGTCCCCCACTTGTGGATATGGATTGTTTCACGTGGAACAGACCAGTGCACCATACCGAGCGAGGCCAGGGGTTGGCCGGGGAAGTCCTCGATGATCATCACCCCGTATCCGGTCTCTTTTGCCCGTTGGCACAGCTCCTCTTCCAGTGCGGCCCGTCGCTCGGCCAACTGCTGAACGAGCTGGGTTACGAACGGGTGGTAGGTCTGGCCCAGTACCGGTTCCGGGTCCCACAGTGGTTGGGCTGGGTTGACGGTCATTTGGTGGCTCCTTTGCCTAGTATTGCCTGGATTAGACCCATCGCCGCCTTGGCCTGGGTTGCCCGCTTGTGGGCGTCGAGTATGGCTTTGTCCCGGGTGGTTGTGTGCCCGGGGTTGACTGCGCAGGAGAAGTCCCGCTCGACCATTTTGCCTTGGACCATCCAGACTCCGAGGGCACCGCCACACTCCACCGAGGAGTCACCCTCTTCGCCGGATTTGATGGAGCAGGACAGGTTCTCTATCCGGTAGAAGTACGCGGATACGAGTGGATCGGGGGTGACCAGCTTCTCTGCGGCCTGACGTGCGGCCACGACCCTGGCTCCCCAGTGCCGCATCTTGTCGGTCCCGCTTGAGTCCCGGTCTAGCGCGTCGAGGTTGCGGGCGAGGTAGCGGAGTTCGTACGGGACGTCCTTGCGTCCGGGTCCTCGATGTGTGCCGCCATTGAGTAGACCAATCCACCCCCTTCCCGCATAAGCGATTCCGCGTATGTCGTGCCGTACCCTGGCCGCGTCGTCGTTGAGGTCAAGACCCGTAACCATGGGGTCTTTCGCGCCTTGGACTTTGACTTGTTCTGCTTTTTCTTCGACATTGAGTCTCCGGGTTAGGGCTTCGAATAGGGTGTCGTATACATCGGCCAACCAGTGCAGTTCCTGCCAGAGCCGGTAGGCGCAGGTCTGGCAGAGGAGCCGACCTTGTACGGCCTTGTCCCCACACTCGTTGATGCAGATTCGGTCGAGCTGAATCACGCCGGGTACCTCGACTCGGCTTCAAGGAACACCATTGCTGTGGACTCGGTGATCATCCGCTCTATTTCCTTGCGGGTGGCTGACTCCACCAGACCCGACTCCAGCCCATCAGTGGACAGGATGTACTCGGCACCGACCCGAAATCCTTCGGGCTTGGCTTTGCTGCTGTCCGTCACCCGGACCAGCGTGTGTACTTCAATGGTTCTCATTAGGCTCCCTATCCGGCCCCTTGGTACTAGTAGAGGCCCGGAATCGAATCCTGGCGGGTCTTTCGACCAGCTATCTCCTCCGGGCCTCCTAGGACCCGAGCCGTAAGGAGCCACCCCGGCTGGGTCTGAGTACTACTCTACCACCATATTTGACTATCTGTCTAGCTGGCCTCGGCTCATATATCTTGACAGGAGGGCAAGGCCGGTCTTACAATAGAGGGGCAGGGGTTATAACCACATTCGGTCTCACATCGAATAAGGAGCCATTCCAATGGTTGATTTTCCAGCACCAACGACCGGTCCGATTTCCACGCTTTGCCGCTGCGGTTGTGGGGAAGCCACCGCCAGCTACCGAAGCGTCTACCGTCCCGGCCATGACAGCAAGCACATCTCCCACCTGTTGCAGGAACTGCTCAACGGTATCGATTCCGTGGAGCATGGGAAGGTCAAGATCAAGGATTTCCAAGCCCAGGTATCTGACGCCTTCATCCTCCTGCCGTCTGCGGCCCTACAGGACCGCCTCTACCACGCGATCATTAATTACGGGCGAGGCCGTCTCCGGGACCGCCTCGTGGAACTCAAAGTCCAGCCGTTTGAGCCTGCGCGTGCCAGTAACACAAAGTAACCTAGGAACCTTGCTCTCGGGATAACTTGACTCGAGGGCAAGGTTCTGGTAAAGTAGTTCTTAGAGGTTCACCCGGAACCCCAAACGAATCAAGGAGCCGAAAATGGCACACGTCAACACCGCAACCGTCCAGGGAATCGAAGGCAACCTGGTCGAGGTCACCAAGACCAGCACCCACCGCGATTACGTCAAGGTCTCGATCACCGAGAACCCGCTCACCGGAGAACAGCAGGTCCTGAGCTGGCACCTCACCGAGGCCGCAGCTTACAAGTACATCACGACCAAGACCGCCCGGTACTACACCCAGAAGAGCTACGAGGGCTGGGTACTCAAGGTCCTGCCGGTCGTGAACACCCTCACCGGCAAGGACGCTCCCAAGGCCGAAGCCAAGACCCCGGCCCCGAAGGCCCAGGAATCCAAGTCCCCCGAGGGCGACGGCTGCAAGTGCGGCTGTGGAATACAGGTCACCGGCAAGAGCGCCTACCGTCCGGGCCACGACGCCAAGCACGTCTCCAACCTCGTCCGGGCCACCAAGGAAGCCAACACCGAACAGCAGGGCCGGATCGCTGGGATCGCCTCCCAGACCCTCTCCCAGCCGCTCTTCTTGAAGTACATGCGAGCAGTCGGCAAGTAAGGCCCCCGGGGGTCCTCCGGGACCCCCACTGGGACCGGCTGGATAGGGCCAGTCGCAGGAGTTCGACACTCCCCGGCCCCACCAACTTGACGCGCAGTCAAGGATATGTTTTAATAGAAATATGAGGCCGGAAGGACCGGCCCCGTCAATGAAGGAGCCAAAAATGACCGAGACCCAGAACACCACCGCCAAGGCCGTCACCACCCGCCACTGCACCTGCGGTTGCGGCGAGGCCACCTCCTCCGCCAAGACGATGTACAAGCCGGGACACGACGCCCGCCACGCTGGCAACGTCGCCCGGGCCATGGCAGCGGACTACAACGACGCTGGCAACGCCGACAAGCTGTCCGCTCTCCCCACCGCAAACCTGCAGCACAAGGCGAAGATGATGGCCGCTCGTCTGGTCTCCAAGGAAGCCGCGAAGCTGGAGCGCGCAGCCAGCCGGAAGCCCTCCGACAAGCCCGCGAAGCCCGCAAAGAAGATCGCGGAGGTCGTAGCCGCCGAAGAGGCCGCGCACGCCGAGGAGACGGCAGCGGAGGTCCCGGAGCCGATGTTCACGGACGAGACCCCCGCCTACAAGGAACTGGCCCCCGTGAAGGTCGGACGCTGGGAATACCCGGCCCGCCAGAACCACTTCGGCAAGACCGAGCGCAACACCAAGCGCGACGGCTCCGGCGAATGGGTAGAGTACGAGGCCAAGTAACACCCAGGGACCCCCGGCGTAACAGCCGGGGGTCTTCCCTTGTCCCGGTTTGACTGAGTGACAAGGATGTGATTTAATAGAAATATGGGCCGGAACGACCGGTCCAGTTCATAAAGGAGCCAACCTTGAACAAGCGCAAGAACAGCAAGCCCGCCACCTACAAGGCGGAGTTCTTCTACGACGCGGTAGGCCGTCGCCGGAAGCTGCAGGACGCGGCAATGGCCAAGATTCGCGAGGAGTTCGCGGACGGCGTGCCGACCAGCCTGATCGCCTCGGAGTGGGGAGTTTCGGTCGCCCTGATCCGGACGATCTGCTACAACACGGCGAGGAAGCGCGATATGGACAAGCTGGGCGACTAGCAGCGAGGCCCCGGGCGAGAGTCCGGGGCCAACCTGTACCCGGTTTGACACGCGGGCAAGGATATGGTTTAATTGAAATATAGGGCAGGACGGACCAGCCCGAATGAAGGAGCCGAAAATGAAACTCAAGACCGAAACCCTCGCCAACATCAAGTCGGTAATGAACGACCTCACCGAAGAGCTGACGGACCTCGACCCGTCGCTCTCCCTGACTGGCGAAATCTTCGTGGACTTCCGGTCCGACCGGGTTTGGTACAAGGTCTGGAACGAGGACGCCGACACGACCCATTGGGTAGCACAGGTCCCGGAGCGCTCGGCCCTCGGTGAGAGCCTGGTCGCCGTGGACGACACGACCGAAGCCCTGATGTTCAGCTAGTCCCGAACACAAAGAGACCCCCGATCCGAAAGGACCGGGGGTCTCGCTGTATCTACTTACCGGACGAACCGAACCCGTTCTTGCCCCGGGCGTGGGTGTCCAGCTCCGGTACCAGCACCGGCTCGATCTGCCGGGTGCCGTTGCCGATGATAATGAGCTGGGCGATCCGCTCCCCGGCCTCCACGAACACCGGCTTGGAGGTCATGTTCTGGACTCCGGAGAACAGCTCGCCCCGGTAGCCCGCGTCGATGATCCCAGGGTTCACGAGCAGCCCCTTCTTGCGCAGCGTGGAGGAACGTCCGACGAGGAAGCCCCAGCTCCACTCAGGCAACTGGACCCGGATATGGGACCGGATATCCACGAACCCGTTGGCCTGAACCCAGGCCCCCTCCGTCACGAACAGGTCCAACCCGGCGTCGTCGCTGTAGGCGCGGGTAGGCAACTGGACCGGAATCTCGGACGCCTCGTCGATAGCGGCGAACTGTAGGGTCTTGCGCTCCCGGGCAGGGTTGCCCTTGGCGAAGCTCGGCAGCTTCTGGTCGGCCAGCCACGTCAGCGCCTCCACAGTCGCATGACGCCAGCCGAACTCGTCCGGGTTGGCCTGGGTCTGGATGATCTTGACGTTGGCCCCGGTCGGCATGGCCCACGAGGGGTTGCCGTCCGTGATGATCGCGACGTTCATCCCTCGGAGTGCTCCGCGCTCGACCTCAGCCGGTACACCCCAGGACCTCACCCCGGCTGGAGCGTAGGCCAACATGGCGTCGGACTGCTGGATTGCGGCCTGATTGATCTTCTGCAGCTCCGGGGTGACCCTCCTCCGGCCTCCCACAGTCCACGCGGCCCCGGGATCGTATGCGAGTAGTCCGGAGTCCGAGAAGACGTGCTCCTTGGCCCAGGAGACGGTATCCCCGATCAGGCGGGTGACGGAGTGCCCACCCGAGAAGTCGATCGGGTAGGCGAGGTAGAGTGTCTTGGTCACAGCTTGACCGGTCCTTTCGTGGTAATTTCATCGATCACGCGTTCGTACGCCTCGATCATCGGGATTTCGTCCTCATGGTGGTACCGGCGCACCCGCTGGAACTCCAAGTCCACCGACAGGCCCCGCTCCGGTTCGGCGCAGAGGTCGAGCAGGCGGTTCTTGAGAGCGTCGATCCGCTTGATGTATGCGGCCTGTGCGGCCTTGCTCGGACGACCCATCAGGAGCCTTCCTTGTACCGGTCGTCCATCTCGGGGTGAGTCTCGTGCAGCTCCAGCAGCGCCAGAGCGTGGAACGCCACCGCTGCCAAGTGGGAGGTCTGCATCTCGGGGTCGAGGTCCTCACCGCTCCACCAAGCGTTAGCGTGCCGCTGCAGCGCGTCATAGCCCTTGCTGAACTCGTAGCCCTTGCGCCAGTTGTGGACCTCGTACTTCTGGGCACCGCGTCCAAAGTGGACCGCGACCTCGGTGAGCGGACCTACCGGGATCAACGAGAACCGAGCGGGCTTGACACCCTTCTCGGCCCCCGTCTCCGAGACGGACCGGACCTCAGTCCCGTCGATGCTGTAGGCTGGGGTCTGGCCCTCGATAATCCGCGCTCGCTGTTCGTTGGTCAGGTCCACCCCATGCAACTTGAACAGGCCGCGCAGACCCTGGTCATCCTCCTCCAGCTCCCCGATCTGCTCCAGCGGGATCGAGTCGGACGGCTCCACCGTTAGGTCGGTACCGCAGGAGCAAGGGTAGGGCCAGTCGTCGTTCTCGCCTTTGCGGACCGGGATCAGGCTAGCGCAGTTCAGCGCGTGTCCATTCCTCGCCATGGCTCAGGCTCCCAACAGTACAGCGGTCTTGGGCGAGGTCGTGATCATCGCCGTGTGAGCGCCGGTCTCGCGGTAAACCTTGTCGATCCATTCCTCGACCTTGGCCAGCGTCGCCTCGTCGCAGTCGTCGAACGTGGTCAGCCCCTCGATTTCCGGGATAACCTGATCCAACATGGTCAGACCCACCATGACCTTAGGCCCACCAGTGACCATCAACATGAGCTGGCCCTCCATGTCGTCGTCGGCAACAGCCCAGCCACCGTTGGCCTCGAAAGCGGCCTTTACGAGCGCTCCGTCCCACTGGCCCACCCGGCGTACCTTCTGGGTTACCGTGGTGCGCTCCTCGGGCAGTCCCAGCTCCTCCCATGAAGTCTCGCCCTCCATCGGGCCGGAGTTGCCCGCGACCCGGATCGGGAATACCCGAGAAGCGATCATGACCTGGGTCGCCTCGATGCCTGGGTGCCATGGGCTGATTCCGGCCATGGCCAAGAAGTCAATGGCGCGGCAGTCCGAGGAAGTGGTCTGCGGGTAGGCGTCCGTGTGGATCCCCAACCCGTAGCCCTGGGTCCCCTCGATAATGATATTGACGTCACGGCGGCTGGCCTCCCCGTGCAGGTACTTCACCGTATCGCAGACGTTGACGCCGGGAATCTCCTGCAGCAGGTTGCAAGCCTCGGGGAAGTCGATCAGTCGCTTGGCCTTGCGCCAGACCCGCTCGGCACGGGCAGCGCCGATACCCTTGGCCGTGGAGCCGATGCTCTCGACCATCTTGCCCTCGGCTTCCTGCGCCTTGTGGTGGTGCTGGATCATCGTCGCGTTCCAGTCCACCAACAACTGCACGATGTGGCCGTTGTCCCGGGCGAAGTGAATCTCTTCCAGCAGCACCGGCAGATCAATCTCGGAGCCTGCGGCGATCACGGACACGATGGGTTCGATCACGGCACCCACCGGGACCTGACGGAACGCGTACTTGACCCCATCGTCGTCGTAGGCCGTGTGGCCCGCGTTGGGACCGGCAACCCGGACGTTGACCACGTGACGGCCCATCTTTACGGCCTGCTTCACGAGCTGGGCCGTGATGTGGCCCTTGGCCTCGGAACCATACTGTCCGCCTACTACTACCATTACGTTGCTCATATCCATCTTTCTATTGGGTTGTCCCGTTTCACGTGAAACGGAAATCTATTTGTGACTAGGTAAGTCTACTTGTTCCAGGGTTTCGCGTCGACTCCACCCGGGACACCGGGGAAGGTCTCGGCCCAGAGGTCCACGCCGATTTCAATCACCCGATCAATAATCTCCTTGGCCCGGTCAGAGGGCAGGAGCAGGACCATGGAGTCATGGACCAGCAGGACTGTTCCGCCGTGCTCCAGCTCCTCCGCCGTCAGACGCGAGCTGATGTACTCGTCCGCCAACGTCCACCAATTGATACCGAACTGAGCCAAGCTGGGCTGGACCCGCTGGTTGAACCCCTTGTGGGTGTCCTCGTGCTTGGCAAACCAGCGGCGCTCGCCGTTGGCCATTTGCAGATACCCGGCGACCTCGCGGCGATCCTTCTGGCGCTTCTCGATCTTGGCCATGTGCAGGTTGATTGCCCGCTTGTATTCCGGGTAGAGCGCGTTCCAGTCCTTGACCAGTACCTGGGCTTCCCGGTCCGACAGGATGATGCCGGTGTTGACTTCGATGTTCTGCTGCAGCGTGGCCCAGCCGACCCCGAAGATCAGTGAGAAGTTTGCTCGCTTGGCGATCGACCGGCGCTGGTCCCAGTTCTCGTCGTCCTCCGACGCGTTGAACAGCTCCTTGGCGGTTTCGCCGTGCAGGTCCATCCCTTGGTCGATCATGTCGAGCATCCGCTGGCACTTGGCGAACAGTGCCGCCACCCTCAACTCGGCGTTGGCCAAGTCAAGCTCCCACATCTCCCAACCCTGCATCATCGCCACCGCAGACCCGATCAGAGCACGCGGCGAAGGAATGCCGTCCATGCCCTCATAACCGGACAGCTTGTAGTTCTGCGGGATCGCTTGGAGCTGGATGCCCTCGACCGAGAACCTCCCGGAGCGGGTGCCGTTCTGGCGTACCGAGGTCCGGAGCCGGTCGTCGTCCCCGGCCTTGTTGACCCAACCTTCATACCAGCGCGAGTCTGCGTCCTGGCATTTGGCGAAGTTGCGCCAGACCGCAGCGCCGGGGAGGTCCTGTGCGATCAGCTTACCGAGGTCGTTGGCCGTGAGTGACGGTGCGCCACCCTCGGTCGTGGCTACAGGCGGGTGGCCCAGGCCCTCCACTCCCTGCTTGAGTCCGGTACCGAACCAGTAGTGCTTGGCCATGTCCAGCGTGGCAGGCTTGAACGGCAGGTCCTTCGCGAGTTCCTTGGCCCGACGTTTCAGCTCGATGCTGTAGCCCTTGGCGGAGGCCACGTCGAACGGCAGACCGCGCTTCTCCATCCGGTAGAGCAAGTGGGTCATGCGCATCCGGCGCAGGAACGCCTCGGAGGCCGTCATGCGCCCCTGCTTCCCGTCCATCCACGGGACACCCTCGTCCAGAATCCAATCCTGCTGGACCGCCTTCAACCGTGTGGTCAGACGTGCGTCCTGATCGGCGTACTTCGCGATGATATCCCACGGCATCAGGTCCCAGCGGCCCTTGGGCAGCTTCTTCTTCTTGAGGTACTCCGAGATTACGTGCTTCTCGTCCGACTCCTGCGCTCCCCACAAGAACTCGGTGGCCGTCCCTGGACCTTTCAGGCTGGTGGAGGGCAGGAAGCCGAACACCAGATCGTTGCCGTTCTGGGTGTCCCACGAGACCAGCTCCATGAAGTCGTCGCCGACCCCTGGCCAACGCCTGCAGCCCGCCCGGAACATATGGCAGTCGAACTTGGCGTTCTGCATGTCCAGCGAATGGGACTCACCCACCAGCCGGATGAACTCCAGCAGGGCGAGCCACTCGTCCAGCGGCAGGTTTTCCGCGTCGGGCCAGAGGGTCTCCTGTCCGGAGTCCTCCCGCTTGCCGGTACCTGACACGCCCTGATCGAACGGCCATGCAAACGAAATCACCCGGACCTCGGGCCGTTCCTCCCAGACCTTTTCCTTACGGTTGGTGCTGATCCCGGAGGGCCAGACCTCGTTGTGTACGAAATCCCACTCGTCTTCCTCGTCCAGCCAGCCGACCGAGACCGTAGAAATCCTGGCCCCTTCGTCGGTGCGCAGGCCCGAAGTTTCGGTATCCACTGACATGCTGGACCCCGGGGTGAGTCCGCCGTGCTTGTACAGCTCCAGCAGGTCCGAGGGCAGCAGCTGCTTGCTAACCCAGTTGGTCCCCACTGCTAGTGTACCTTCCGAGTGCTGCACAGAATCCCGTAGGCGTGCGGCTGGGAGTCTGCCTCCCGGACCGCCGAGAGGGCATCCTCTGTAGTCTGGTAGGCCCCGACCCACTCGCAGTCGTCGCTACCGAAGAAAGCCCGGACGACGGCCACGGAAGCCCCGTCCGGTCCCTCGCCTGCAGCCAGGGTCTCGGGCTTGTTCGGTCCGAGATAAGCTTCCATACGTACCATGCCGTTGCTCAATTTGGCTCCTCGTTCATCAGTTGTTATCGGCCCCACCGGGGCACGGAGACTACTCTACCAGCAGGTTTGCCTGCCGCGCAAGCCGGGGGTCCAGCTACAGCCCCCTACGGCCTCCTACAGCTACCTCCGGGATACCCGTAACCGCGTCGTGACGCGGCGAAGAGGGTATCAGCTACAGGGCTACAGGCTCCCGGCATGACCCCTTATAAGAAAGGAGAGGAGACCGGACTAAACCCGATCCCCTCTCCCACGTACGTAAAAAAGAAACTATATTGTAACTATTGTAACTCTGTAACCACTTATGTCCTGATCCCGTCCTTCCGGGCTTCCTTAAACTAAACTCCGACTACACCGGCTCTACACCGGACCCCTCGGAGCCTGTAGCCTAGGACCCTTCTGAACGTTTGATCACCGTCTGGACGTATTCCTTGGGCAGCTTCCGGAACCTCTGGGACTTGCCGTTGACCTTGACTACCTTGTGATCGGCGGTCAAAGCCTGGGCCTGCTGGGTCAACGCCGATACAGTCTCGGTCCGTTCGTCAACCTTCCAGCCCTGCTCCCGCTTCCAAGCCTCGGCCAGAAGCGTCGGCGAGAAAAGAATCTCTACCTCCACCCCGTCAAGGGTCGGCTGCCCTAGTGACTCAAGGTCACCTTTAACGAACGCCGGAGTAATCAGCGACTGGTACCGGCCCTCGGTGATCCGGTCCGGCTTCTCCGGCATATCAAACGTCCGCAGCGCCCACGGCAGGATTTTCATCGTCAGGGTGTTGTCCTGGTCCAGAGCCTGCCCATTCGCCCCCGCCCACTCGTCCACCCGGCGTGCGTGCTCGCCCTGCCCGCTCCACGGGTCCTCGTGCCCCACGAGAGAATCCAGCAGGCGTGCCCCGGCCCTCAGGACCGCCAGCTTGTCCCCGTGTCGTCCCGGTATCTCCCGAGCCGCCTCGTTCAGGGCCTTGAGTGTGGGCTTCACATTCTGCAGCGCCTGTTGGACGAACCAGCCCGCCAACACCGCCAACCCACCCTGGGCCTTGGGGTATAACGACCGCAGCTCCTGCACGTCCTCCCACTGCAGCTTTTCCGGGTCGTGCTTGGAGCGCCTGCCCTTGGGGCTGGTGATGTTCAAGACCACCGACCGGTCAATCAACGCCTTCTGCGTCCCAAACCCCAGGGCCTCACCCGTCACCAGAATCGGGGCTACGACCTTCGTGTTCCGGATGCCGTTCCGGTCCGCCTCCATCTTGGAAGCCGTGCCGTTGGACGTGCTGGCCCGCAGCAGCTCCCCATACGCCTCCAGCGAGTCCAAGTCGTCCGCCCAGACAATCCCATTCTTGTTGGCCGACGCGTAGTCTCGGAGCACCGGTCGCGTTGGGACGATCTGGCCCCGGGTGTTTCCATTGAGTTCCACCATCAGATCGAAGAATCCGTTCGTCTTACCCGACTCCGAAGCCGCTTCCACCCCGAAGAATGGGAACAGCGCTGTCCGGTCCTGAATCTGCGGTTTCAGCAGGCAAGCCGCCCACCAAGCCCCGAAGACCGATGTGGCGGTCTCGTCTTGGAAGCTCAAAATCTCCCGCAGCACCCGCTGTGCCTCGGCCCGGTCCCGCTCCATCCCGTAGGCGTATGGGGCGATATCCCGCTCCACAAGCGAGGGGTCCGCCACAATGTGCGCCTCCTCCTTGCTGGTCTTGCCCGCCTGCGTGATCAGACCCTCGTGCGTCACGAAACCGTCCATCAGCTCGTCGTAACCCAGGGTGGTCACGATCTTGACCTCAGGCGGGTTCTGTGAGTTCAGGTATCGGAGGATTCTAGTCGCGGGTGGCGTCTTGGGCTGGGCCATGAAAGGTTGATCCACGCTCATACCTCGTGCGGCGAGCCACGTCTTGAACCCGTTCTCGTTGCCCAGGGTCTCACCCGGGAGGGTCGTGTCATAGAACTTACCTCCCCAGTAGATGCGGACCCAGTAAAGGCGACGGGAGGTCTCGTCCACAGCCACGCCACGGGCCTCGATATCGAAATCCGCGTACGGGGCCTGCTCGTAGTGGGTCTCGTCCCCGTTCTTAACCGCGATCTGGCAGAACAGGCGGGCCTTGTTCCCGGTGAGGAACCCGTTGCCCTCGTGCAGGACCTTGGCAGGCTTGGCCTGCTCCGCCTCCCAAACCGAGTTGAGGGTCTTCTGCAGCTCCTCCACAGACAGCGGGTTCGGCATCCGGTTGGCCGCTCCGAGGACCTCAATCTCGTAATCGTTGAACCGGCTGGCCTTCTTGGCGATAAACCCACAGACCCGGACAAACCAGTCGTTCCGGCCACCCTCAGCCGGAGGGTCCGCCAGAAGGCCCGCGAGGGTACTTGCGTGGCTCTCCATCGGCCTCTTGTGGCTCTTGGCCCCATCTACCACTGCAAGGCCCTTCTTGGCCCCACGGGAGGCCGCAGGCTGGGCAACCCCGGCCTCTTGGTAGATCACCGCCAACTCGTCGTCCGTCAGAAGGTGCTCTTCACGGTCGTACACGTCCAGCCGGTAAGGCAGGCCGGTTTCTTCGTGTGGCGTTGGAGGCATTACAATGTAAGATCCTCGACCTGCTCTAATATCAATGCCTGGACCCAGGACGTTCGTTCCTGACTTGACTGCCGCAGCAGCTGACCCCGGCTCAATTCGGTACACAAGATGAACGTTACCGTTCCCTCGTCCCGAGTGATGTGTGCGCGTATCTGGTAGCGATCCCAGCCGCGTTGCGCCGTGGTTGAAATCGAGGTCAAACGCCAACCGGTCCTCGCCAAGATTGGCTCCAATCCCGGCAGTGGGATATTTATTCCACCAATAGCGAATAAGGTCCTCGTCAGTTGATCCGTCGAGTGCACCTTTACCACCTGCTTTCTTACTGATCAGAGGGATTTTGGTGCCGGGTCGGAGCGGGAATACGTGCCAGCCCTCACGGGCGAGGGCCAGGGCTGAATCCAGCAGGGTTTCGGGGGTGTACTCGGCCAGCGAGGCTGAGTGACGTTCGGACAGTTTTACCACAGTAACTCCTAAGGGGTGAGGCCCCCCGCCCTAATTGGACGGAGGGCCTCGCAATCAAACCGACTTGGACGGACTAGAAGGTGTCGTCGCCCTCAGGCTCCAGCTCGGTGGCATCGAAATCGTCCGGGACCGGCGAGAGGGACTTGATTTCATTGACCTTCTCGCCCTTGCGGTCGCCGCTGGCAATAACGCGGGTACCGACCTTGATCAGGGTCCATTCGCCGCGCATCTCGTCCGTGTCGCTGTCCGGGGTGTACCCGAAAGCTTCGAAGAAGGACTTGAGCTGACCCTGGCTCATGGAGTGGAACGCGGCCCACTTCTTGTCGCCGTTGGTGTAGTTGGCCGGTGCCTTGTCGTCCGAGACGACATTCATCCGGTACCACTGCTTGCCGCTGGCCTTCTCGTTGGTGGACTGCTTGTGCAGGTTCTCCAAGGTGGCATTCCAGACCGGCGCGTAGTTGCCGTCCTGAACTTCTACGTCTCCGAGCTGGGCGTAGTAGTAACCGTTGTCCAGCAGCGGGAAATCGCCACTGATCGCTTCGGCGGTCTCGACTGCAGCGGCCATTTTCTTGTTGAGCTTAGGCATTACGGGTGTTTCCTATCTATTTTGGTTGGACCCGGCGTTGTGTCCGGGGTACTGCTGGACGGGCGAGTATTTACTCGTCGTCCTTGGCTTCGGCGTACTCCGCGTCGCCCTCCTCGGGCGCTGCTTCTGCCTCCTCGGCCTTCTTCTCCGCAGCCGTCTTGCGGATTTTCCCGGTCGGCTTGGGCTTGCGCTCCTTGATCGCCGGGAGGGTCTTTTGCAGCTCGTCCGTGGCTTCCTCAATGTCTCCATTAATGTAGCCCAGGATTCGCTCCATGTTGGGCTGGGCGATTACCTTTGGCATCCCGCCCATCCGGTCCTTGGTGCGGAATGTTCCGACGCCCTTGGCCAGCGCCCGGTAGGGGCCGTCCTCGTCCTCCGCCTTGAAGTACAGGTTCACGTCCGTGTAGCCCAGGAGTGAAGTCTGCAGGGCCGGTGTGACTGCGGGGCCGTAGGAGACCTTGGAGGTCTTCTCGTCCACGTCTCGGCGCTCCAGAGCGGTAACCACGTAGTGAACCGGAAGATCACGGAACTTACGGAGAAGGTCGTTGACCATCTTCGACATGACGCCGTAATCGTCGCGGTCCGTAAAGAACTCGTCGGTCTCGGAGATTTCGACGTCCCGATCCCTGGCCCGCTGGATGCGTGCCCCCGCCACGTCCGACACGATCTTGGCGTGTACTTCGGTGATGGAGTCCCAGCCGATCAGGAACCACGAGTTCGGGTCCTTGGCGAGGTCCGAGGCGAGGACTTGGTAGAGCTTCTCCAGTCCCTTGCGGGTGACCTTCTGGCCGGTCTTGGGGTTCGGCCACAGGACGATCTTGGAAGTGTCGATTCCCCGGCGTTCGAGGGCCTTCTTCTTAACGCCACCCTCGGCGTTGATGATCAGAATCTTACTGCCCTCAGGGGCAATGTCCGCAGCGGTCGCAATGGCCGTCGTCTTGCCGGAGCCTTCCAGCCCGTAGAAGCAGAAGTTGTAGGTGTCGTCAACTTCGTCGATGGGAGCGAACAGGTCGGCGAGCCTGTCGTCCTCGACTGGTGCGGCTTGGACCACATCATCGATGCTGGTCTGGGCGATCGCCTCAGCGATCTTGTCGTTCTTTTTAGCGGCTGTTGCGCGTGGCAATTCGTCCTCTTTCGTGTTTTGTCATTCCGGATCGGCTCCCGTCCGGTCGGGTGGTGCTGTACTATCTAACCACTAGGCTTGGCAGGCTGTCAAGCGGGCCTTAGTGGGGGTGATGCGGGAGCATCTGGCAGATGAACATGATAGCTTCCTGCCGGGTGAAGCCGTTGGCCAGGAACTCCCGCAGCATGTCCCCCGAGCGCCTGCCGATCAAGCGGGCCTCGGAGTTGCTCTCCTGCGCCTCCCACGGCAGGGAGGCCCCGAAGTCCTCCGAGGTGGGTCCGAGGTCCTCCGTGGGGTCCTCCTCGCCCTCTCGGATGGATTCCGGCCTAAAGGAGTTCATGAACCGGTCGTAGTTCGGGTCGTTGTCGTCTGGCGTCGTAGTCATTAGTGCCTCGTGAAATCCTGATGGAAGCCCTCGGCCTTCATCACGTGTTCTATGGACAGACCCTCACGCAACATCAGGTGAGCCTCTTTGAAGTCGCACTTCCAACCGCAGTTCCGGACGTCCGGTGCCGAGTACAACGGGAGCTGCATACCCTTGGGCGGATAGGCGTTACGGGCAGCGGCGAACGCGTCGTCGGCCAGCGCTTTCAGCTCCCGGTCGGAGCGGTTCAGGTAGAACCGCTCGTTCCGGTCCTCCAGCGTCTGCGGCTTGTACTTCTTGCCCTTGGGCCAGGTCTCCTCCGGACGGTCCCCGGTGTTCTGGGTCGTGCGGCAGTAGGTGTGCATCGACCCCATGACCTTCTGGCCAAGCGGAATCGCCACAGCCCACGTGTAGAGGCCGAATTGGTCGTCAAGCTGGAGTTCGAACTGGTTGGGCTTGTTGGCTCCGGACTTGTGGTCCTCGATCCAGAGCTGGCCGTCCCGCTTGGAGCGGACCAACCGGTCCATCTTGAGTTTCAGATGGTAGTGGCTGGGTCGCCCATCCGGCCAAGGCAACGGGACCTGCGCGGGCAGCTCCACCCCGACCGTGATCCACTCGTCGTCGATCCCGTGGAACTCCACGTACCCGTCATACATCCACTCGATCAGCGCCTGGGTTGGGGTCTGGTTGCCGCTCTCGTCCATGATGTGGGGACGGATTGCCTCACGGCACTTGGCCAGGATCAGCCGCTGGTCGCCCGGGGAGGGTGTCCGGTAGTTCGCGTCCTTTTGCGCCTGCATCAGAACCAAGTGGTGGTCCTCCATTACCTTGTGCCACATAGTCCCCTTGCCGAGCGCGGAGTCCTCGGCTTTCTCGGTGGTCCAGCGCTGCTTATAAGCGAGCAGGTGCTTGAGGTTGCACTGCCGGAAGGTGTCCAGCTCCGAGTAGCTGACGATCTGTATCTGTGGCATCAGTTAACCTTCTTCTCGGTCTTGAGCTTGTGGATGATCTGGTGGACTTTGAGTCCCAAGCTATGAGCCAGACTGGCCCCCACGAGCTGTCCCGCGATCCAACCCCAGTCCTTGGGGTTTGCGTTCTCAATGACTGTGATTGCAATCTGCTCCTTAGTCAGTTTCGGCACGGTCTTCTCTCCATTCTGCGAAGTTGGGGAATTTGAAACCCTTCATGGTCTCAAATTCGAAGGGGCTAAGCCCTGCGTTGGCTCCTAGGTACTCCCGCAGCGCGGCCTTGCGGGCCTCCCTGTACCGGACGTACAGGCGGTGGAACTCGGCCTGGGATTCCTTCATCCGGTTCTCCCGCTCCTCCCGGAGTTGCTCTTGGTACCGTCCCCACGAGAGGAAGACCAGGATCAGGCAGACCGCCCAGAGCAGGAACACGATGGAGTCCGGGATTCCGGGGATCGCCACCCCCACCGCGAGTCCCAGAACTAGCGCGGTACTGATTCCGAAGAGCTGCCAGATGCGCTTCATTCTCCCTCCCGCTCAGCTACCATGGCCGGGGTCGGCACGTTGACTTCGAGGATCGCGGTCACCTTGTTGACCAGACCCCGGAGGGTCTCGTCCCGGAGGGTGATGTTCATAATCTCCTCCTTGTCGCGGGTGGTGTCGCGGTCCCGGTTGTTGATCGTGGTCTTGGTGACCTTGACGATATCTACCCTCGCGGTGTAGTGGGTGCTCATGCTTCCAGCTCCTGTACTAGTGCCAACAATTCGGGGTCCTGTTCGGCCAGCTTGTAGGCGAGGTCCAGGGTCTGGCGCTCCGCTACCCTGATCTTGATCAGGCCAAGCACCCGGTCCCGGTTCTCGCAGCGCTTGAGTGCGTCGAGGTCTACCTTCTGGAAGGCCCACGCGGTAGCCTTCCCGGGGTTCAGGGAGGGTGAGCGGACCACCGCTGCTACGTGGATTCCGGAGCGGTCCTTCACGAGCACCGCGTCACCCTCAGTGAGGCCGGGAATCTGGGTTTTGAAGGCGTATGCCCGACCCGACCCGTCCTCGTAGTGTACGTCTACTGTAGTTGTCATTTTTGTCTCCTAGAATGGTGGTTCGGATTCGGTGTTGGTCGGGGTCCAGTCGTGCGGACTGGTGCTCGGCCTGCGGTTTACCGCACTCAGCCGGAGCTGCTCGGCCCGGAGAGCGACGAACTTGCCGCCGAGGTCCTTCGGGCCGAGCGTTTCCGGGTCGTGCATCAGTTTCAACAGCAGGTAGGCCACGTCCCGAAGTTCGATGGTGGCCTCGGTCTTGAAGGGGTCGTTCGGGTACTTGCTGGCGAAGTTGACTGCATTGTTGGACGCGTCCTCCAGCCAGTTCAGGCGATGGAGCGAGGTTACCCGCTCCCTCCCCTCGGTCCGCTCGGTGATCTGGGGCCGTTTGTTGATCTTCGGCACTACCAGATCACCAGCTCGTTCGCGATTTCGAACGGGTTGGCCGTGCCGCCGTACTCCCGCTCGGTCTTGATCAACCGGAGTTCGCCGTTCGGGGTCCGGGCCGTCCATGCCTGGGTGATGCCCTGCCGGAGGATTCCGACCAGCTCGCCCGCCTCATTGCGGACCTCCCACTTGCCGCCTCCCGCGTAGGCTACCCGCTTCACTTGGACCCCTCCACGTAGTAATTGATCTTGTAGTCGGATTCGAGGCGCTTGTACCCGGCGCAGAGTTCGTTGGCCTCTTCTCGGGTGGCGATTTCGTCTTGGCAAACCCAGGTGTTTCCGGTGAGGGTGTTTTCGCCGATCAGCTTGAACATTTTGGCTCCTTCAAAGTTTGGGGGTGGGAGGGGCCTTGCGACCCCTCCCGGGGGTTGGGCTTACTTGAGGCGGTAGTCGCCCTCGACGAGGCTGGACTCGGTGACGAAAAGATCGAAGCCCCGCCCACCCTCGGGACGAACCATCCCGACGTAGTTGGCTTCGTCGTTGCGGTTGACAGTTCCGGCGCTCTGGAACTTCTTGCTCAGGATGGTGAACTCCTGGCCCGAGCGGTTCACGAGGGTCTTGCCCTTGGTGAGGTCTGCGATCTTCGTCATTTCGGCTCCTAATTCGGGGTGGCTAAAACACTAGTAAACCATGCCCCTTGCCTAGCTGTCAAGTGGGGCCTCGTCCCAAAGCTCCGGGTTGCGTATCATCTTCTCCCCGAGCGTATCCATGACGAACTTGATCCCGTGGACCTCCGCGTCCATGACGTGCTGCCCAGGGACCTTGAGCCGCTTGGCCGTGAACTTGTACTTCTTGCGCTCCAGAATGGCGAACGCCGGGGCCTTAGCCGCTGGTTGCTGCATCGCCAACTCGACCTCGTACATCATATGTGGGTTCAGGTGCGCGAACTGGTTCGCCAGCCTCACCGCCATTTTGGCCGCGCCGATCATCTGCGAGGTCAACATCTCCGACCCCACCTGCTCCTTGAGCTTGTCGGCGTACAGGCTAAACGACTCCAGTACGAAGTACCTAAACAGACCCGACACCAGCGCCGGGTAGATGTAGTCGAGGAACTCGTCCGGGGTCATTTCGGTCACGAATACGACCGCCCAGCCCTTCTCCTCCCGGTCCAGCCACGCCACCCCGACATGTTCATCGCCGGGGTCCACGGCCAGAATCATCCGGCCATACGCCTCGTCCCTAAACACCGGCAGTTTCACGTGAAACCTCGTATCCCATGATCTGGTTGCGTTCCTCGATGTAGTACATCGCGTCAATTTCTGCCTGCCGTGCCCGCTCCCCTACCGGAGTTGGGTCCGAGGACCAAATCGCCACCATCCGACGATTGTGCCCGCGCATCCGCTCCGGACGGGCTGCCATTACGTCGTGACGAGGTTCAAATACCACCCCGACTTCCAGTAGTGCCAGCATGAACTCCCGCGCCCAGTGTGCGTGTTCCCGGGACGAACCGAAGAACACGTAGAGCGGTGGCTTGCCGTCCTCAGAGAGGAACCGTAAGTGGGCCTGGACCTGACGCCTCAGGAGATTCAGCCGTTGGTCCTCCCGCTGCTTCCGGAGAGCCGCCCAGTAATCCGCAGTGAAGCGGATGGACTTGGCCCCTCCCTTGGGCACGTAGTTCGGACGCTTGGAGACGGGGACGTATCGACTAACCATTGTATTTCCTGTTCTTATTTAGTGATTCCAGCTCGCTTGCGGAACTTGGCTCCGAAAGCTTCGCTGATTGCGTCGGCCCGGATCGCGGCTTCGTCGGCGTGACGGCCTCCGCGCTCTGCAGCCTCTACTAGCTGGTTGAGGTACTTGCTGTCGTGCCCGGGCAGGAACTTCCCACCCTTGGTCAGCCCCTCACACCCGCAGGTGCACGGGGTAGGCTCGGCGGGCTTCCGTGGGGTCCGGGAGACCCTCGCGCGGGCCGGGGGTCCTTCGACCGCTCCTGCGTCCTCCGAGGCCACGACGGCCTTTTTCTGGGTCTCGCTCCTGATCCATTGGATCGTGGGGTTCGCGGCCAGCCTGCGCTCCTGCTCGGCCTCGCAGTCCAGCCGGTCCAGGCATTTCCAGTTCGGCCCAATCTCGTTGGCCTCGGTGTTGTGGCACTCGGTGCACCGGGGCTGGCCTGCCCTGCAGTCCTCTTGCTTGCATCCGCAGAGAATGATCTGGCCGTTGCCGTTCCGGACTCCGCCCGGGCAGCAGTCGTGGTGCCCAACCATGCAGTGTCCGCAGGAGTGTTGGCCCTGCCGGGTCGGGAATTCGTGGGGATCGTTCGGGTTCTTGATGCTGGGTTGTGTTTCGGTGGCGGTCATTGCGGCTCCTTAGTTGGCTACGTCTTGGCAGGTGTGGCGGTCGCGCCCGGTGCTGCAGCGCTTGCAGTCCGGGTTGTCTCCGGGAACCCAAACACTGAATTTGTGGCTCCCGCCGTCGAGGCAGGGGAAACGCCCTGGCCTCAACTTCTGGTCCTTGCGGTGCTGCTTCTTGGGGGTCTCGCAGAATGCGCAAGCCGTCAGGCGCTCCCAGTGGCCCCCAATCCCCCGAGGCATCAGAGGAACCGTACGGAGTTCGCGTCCACGTAGTGCACGCCGTTGTACTTGATCAGGACCATGGACTTCTGCGCCACCGAATAGGAGGCCATAAGGTCCGTATTCGCGGGGATCACGACCGGCTCTCCGCTGGCCGTGGTCAGCTTGAGTTCGCGGGTGGTTCGTGCGGGCTGGTAGTTTACGCTCACGGGTTGGCTCCTTGTGGTCGTTGGTGGGGCCTCGTGCAGGCCCCACCCATAGACTCTAGTCAACCATATAGCTTGCCAGCCTGTCAAGCCAGCCTTGCTGCCAGGGGTGCAGCTCGATCCCGAGATACTCCCGGAACCAATCCCGGACGCTCCGGCCTACAGGAGCTTCTTGAAGTCCCCCGCCGACATGTACCGGATTTGGTCCGTGGTCTTTTCCTGCAAGAGGACCCGCTTTTTCGCATCGACGGTATCCGGAGTTATATACTCCTTGATAGTCACCGGGCGAGTCTGCCCGAGCCGGTGGACCCGCTGCCGCGCCTGCTCGTTCCGATACGGCTTGTAGGACGTCTCGACAAAAATTGCCATATCCGCCACCGTAAGTTGCAAGCCCTCCGAGACCATCTCCAAAGAACCAACCAAAACGTCCAATTGGCCATCCTTGAAGTTCTGAACAGCTGTGCCATTGGCCGTCTTGGTATTCCCACCGTGCACAGTAGCAGCGGTAGCCCCCGTTGACCTCGCCACAGCCGCACAGGCGTCGACAACATCCCTGTAGTGCGCGAGCACGAGCGTTGGTCTTGCCCGACCGGCGAGGTCGAAACGCAGTTGCTCGAATTTCCCGCCCTTCGGCTCCCCAACCGGGTTCAACAGCCAAGGAGAGATTGAAATCCGATCCAAGGCTACGTGTCGCGCTCCCGTGGACCACGACAGTATCTCCTTGTCGTCTACCTCGGTCATGAAATGCTTCTTCATCTCCCGGTAGTGCTTCTTCTGCGGACCATCCATAGGCACCAGGATTTCCTGATTCGTCACTGGAGGCAAATCGAGGCAGTCCTCCCGCAGCCTGCGTAAGAAATGCGGCCCGAGATTCTCGCTCATGAACGTCGAGTAGTGTTCGCACGGCTCCGAGGCTGGGAGGGAGTAACAGGCGGCTCGACAGGCCAGAAGTTTGCCGATAACCCTCTCGTGTTCCCGGTGTCGGCTGATTTCGACGTCGAACCACGTCTCCACCCATCTCCAGTACGACCCCAACGGGCCACCCCGCTTGGCCTTCTCGGGGAACATCACCCGAAGTAGGGTGAACATCTCGTGCGCCCAGTTCGGGATCGGCGTCCCGGTCATTTCCAGCACGTGCTCGCAGTTCTTCGCGAGCTGCTCGACGCTCTTCGTCCAATACGTGTTGCGTCCTTTCGTGTAGTGACTCTCGTCCACTACCAAGGCGTGAAATGACCCGGTAAGCTCCGGGACCAGTTTTGATGTAGGTTTCAATCCTCCTTTGGCCGTCTTCTCTCGGAGGTTCATTCCCGAATACGGAATAACAGTCCAATTCTCCGGATAGTCGGACCACTGGGCCAGTTGGTCCCGCCACGTGCCGCCGTTGATCACCATCGCCGGGGCGATGATCGCGTTTCGGTTGTTTGGTCCATCGAACGCCTCGATTGCCAGCCGAGATTTGCCCAGGCCAGGCTCGTCTCCGCAGAGGCCCCTTTTCACGGTCCGTATCCATTCGATACCCTCCTGTTGGTGTTGTAGCAGTGGCGGTCGGTTAGGCAAGAATCTCTCCTATGATCACGTCTCCGGAGTCACCGGGGTCCAGCGCGGGGACTTCTACGGTAACGGTGGCCCTGGGATCAATCTCGCCCCGGAAAGGTCCAACGGTGACCGTACAGTTTATCTCCCGAGTGCCACCTCCTCCCCAATTGTACCCATCAGTCAGATTAACCGCGTCGAAATGATCGACCCGATTTAACACGCCGACAATGGTCCACTCACCATTGCCGATCGACACGACGCGCCCGCAGTCCTCCCGAGACAGCTCAAGCGCTAGCTTGGTGTAGTAGCTGAAATTAGGCACGCGCTTTTACGCCGTCACGCTTGAGGATTTTCTTCTCGAATTCCTGGGCGTAGCGCATATTGCGTCCCTTATCCGGGAGCAGCTCAAGTTGGTGGACTACCTTCCAATCAAACGTACCCTCGATCCGGCGCATCAGCTCCCGGGACGGGTACCGCTGGCCGGAGCGTATCCGGCTCACGGTCGAATGGTCGATGTTGAGCTTCTCCGCCACGGCGACATTGGTCAACTGGAGGTTAATCCCGCCTTCCTCGTCGAAGTATTGCTCTGCTCGTTCGCTCTTCATCATGAAGCTCTTTCCTATCTGTCAAGTAGCGGACCAAGAGAAAGGCCCCAGGACTTTTGATCCTGGGGCCGATCCCTAGGAGGACCGCTAGCACGCCGTATGCCGGAACCTACTCTACCGTATGGCTTGCTAACGACGCAAGTCGATTTTCCTAGACGTTGCCAGTCTGGGTCACGGTACCCGCAGAGCCGGAAACGACGACGCCGATCACGCCAGTGTTAATGAGCCAGTTGTCGCGGACTTGGCAGTACATGTTGGCGTACTTAACGACCCCGATGGAGCCGGAGGAGTAGTTGCCGGTGATGAAGTTGCCCTTGATATCGACCCGCTTGATGCGGTTCTGGTCGTCCTGAACGAAGATGCCGTAGGTTCCGACGCCGTTCAGGTGGTTGTCCGCGATCAGGATCGCATCCATCACGAGCGGGTTGGTCTGGGTCGTGCCGAACTTGATCACCCGGATACGGGCAGCGTGGTTGCCCAACACCTTCACGTTCTGGACGTTGAAGTTCTGGATGGAGACCAGGATATCCCGCTCCACCACGTTGTCCGAGACGTTGACGTTGTTCGAGTCGTCGATCCAGATATCCGACCCGAAGTGGTTGCCCGAGACGATAGCGGAGCCGCTGTTGTTCTCGACCTCGCAGGAGCCGTACGAGTTGAAGTTGTCGTAGTTGCCCAGCACCCGGAGGTAACCGTTGTTGCCGATGAAGTTGTAGGAGGTCGCGCCCGCGCCACCATACGTGGAGCAGCCGGAGATGTGGACGTCCCGGGTCAAGATGTGCTGGAAGTGACCAGCGTTGCCGGTGGCGGGTGCGAAGGATTCGCAGTTGGTGATCTTGATGCGGGTTACGTAGCCTGCCGGAACGAATGTCGGGTCCGAGGCCGCAGCGTAGGTTCCGCCCGCGAGGTAGGTCGAGTAAAAGAAGCCCACGAAGTGGCAGTTGTGGAACTTGAAGCCCGAAATGTCGAACTGGACGCCGAGACCAGCAAAGGTCGTCTTGAAGGCAATGTTGTTGGAGCTGGTCGTCTTGGCCGCGAAGGTAATGCCCTCCACGTCCAGTCCGCCAGTGTTCGTACGGAATCCTTCGGTCAGCTGGATGGTCGTAGCCTCGGGACCGTCACCCCGGAACGTGATAGCCCGGTCGATATTGATCGCGGTGCCGGAGTAGTCGTACGTCCCCTCGGGGAAGTACAGGTTCTTCGCGCCGGAAGCCAGGGCAGTGAGGAAGTTGGCTCGGGTAGGTGCGCCGAAGTCCAGGATGTTAACCAAGGGATAGAGCCTTTCACATAGGTAAGGGAGGCCCCGGATGGGGCCTCCCTGGATTTCGGGACTAAAGCGAGTGCTTCGGTCCCGGGTCGTTGACGAAAGCCGCCAGATCGCCCTCCGGAGCCTCCAAGTGCAGTTTGCTCTCGGGGAGTCCGACATTCGGTGCGAGTGTGGCGGTTGCGTCATGCAGAGTGGGGAACTGCTCGGCGAACGTGGGACCGAAGTCCGGAGTGTCTGCCGTGATTCCCTTGTCTGCAAGCCGGGATGCAATGGAGGTACCATCGGCACCCGGGGTCTTGTAGAGGCCCATATGCAGGCCGACGCCGACCACGAAGGACAGCACAGCCATTACCAGCCACTGGAAGACGTCGAATACGCCCTCACGTCCTCCGAGATACCAAGAAAGCAGCTCGGTGAGGGCAGAGGACACAACCGACAGGCCCAGCAGCAGGATGGACTTCTTGATACCCGCCGTCATACGGGTAGTTACCAACCCGACGATCAGCGGCAGGACTGGACCGAGGAAGAACTGCAGCAAGGTCCAGACGTCAAAATTGAAGGTGAGCAATGGGATCGTCTCCTAGGTTAGCGCTTGAGCCAAGCGATTACTTTTTCGAACACGGACTGGGCGACTGCCTCCGTGTCCACGGTACCGCCACCGCCACCCGCAGGCCGTTCAAGGAGGGCCTTGGTATCGGCCATGACACGGGCAGTGTCCGTGCCGTTGTTCGCGAGGTCCTGGAGTGCCCGTACGTAAACGGGGTTCTCCTTGGTGCCACGGTTGATCGGGGTGTCCCAAACGGCCTTGGCCACCAGCGCGGGGATGTTGTCGATCCGCTGCTGGTTCGCCTCGATCACGAACATGAAGCCCGGGTGCTTCTTACCCTGGGCGTCGGTCCAGCCGTCCGAGGCCAGAGCCTTCAAATATGCGATTACGCGGTCTGCTTCTGCCACGGTCATGCTCCCTTCAATTGATTCGGTTACGTTGACGCCTCGGGAGAGGCGGTCAATACGGGCGAGGTCGTACGTCCCCGGGCAAGCCGTAGACTGCCATTCGTAGTGGTGTACGAGCGGAACGTTGCCGTAGATGGTGCGCAGGTACGCCACCAGCTCCGCGATGGTCTGGTAATCCCCATCAGTGGCTTCCGGTCGGCACTCGATCCCAATAGAGGTCGTGTTGCCATACGGGTTGCCCGCGTGCCATGCGGCATCGTCCGGGTTTACGATGCAGGACACCAAACCGTCCTGCACTACGAAGTGCGCCGAGGTCGGCTTGGTGTTCACGCACAGGAAGTTCTCAACGGACCAGAACTCCTGCCCATAGTTGCCCCACCAGTGAATTGTGATCGATTCGACCCGGCGTGCACCCTGGCCCCAGACCTGATTGGCCAAATGGCCTGGGGTGTAGTTCTTCGAAGTATGACCTTCGAACAGTTGATATGTCATAACTCCAGCCCTTCTGTAGGTTCGATAGGAGCTGCCTCGACCGGGGTTTCCCCAAGTCGGCTGACCTGCTCCGATAGACGGTAAACTTGGCCCCTTAGCCCCTGAGCGTATCGCCGCCAGAGTGGAACCTGCTTCGCCGTAGCAACCGCCGCGTTCCGCTCCTCCTGCAACTGATCGATCAGGTTGGTGAGCAGCGTAATTTGGCTGGACTCCTGCTGGCTCTTGCGAGTCAACCGGGCGACCAGCCACATTGCAGCCCCGGACCCCAGCACCGTTACTGCCGTCTTTATAACATCAAAGATCGGTGCCGATAGGTCGGTCATGTCAGTGTTTCCCTTCTTCAATCTCAGCGATCAGCTCTTGGACTCGCTGGACTGGAGCGTTGACTAGACGGGAGACTCCGATACACGCCACCAAGAACGACAGGTAGACAGTTGACGCCATCCAGAGCCGGGAGTTCGCCGGGTTGCCCTCGACCATCCCGGTAATCCAGGCCCAGGTATAGCTTAGACCCCAGATCGCGCACATTCCGGCGAATAGAGCCATTGCCCGGGACTGGTCCTGCCGGAATGCCGAGTAGATCAGGTAGAGGCCGATCACGAACCAAAGCCCGCCCCAGTATCCGAGCGGGATCAGGGAGTGCAGACCACCCAGACCCAGCGGGATCGGAGGGATGATCGAGATGGGGGTCGGCAGGTATGCCAGCCCGAAAATGACTGACAACCCACCAAACCCCAGAAGAGTCGCTCCGCGTGCTCCATTGACCTTAATCATCAGCGGGAATCTGTTCTACCCAAAGGTGGTTGTGTTTCCGGTCGTTTGAGGCCGCGTGCGCCACTGCACCCAAGAATACCTGGGTCCAGATGCGGGCACGAGGCGAGATGCCCGCGCCGATTGCGATCCAGTCGGTCTCCATGTTGCCCGTGAGCCAGTAGGACCCGGGAGGGCCGAACGAGACGAAGGACTTGGCCTGGGCCTCGTCCACCAGCTCCACGCCCGCCGAGACGCACGTCCGGAGCTGCAGCGAGCCGGAGCCAATCGCGCCCGAGGAGACCGTCAGACGGCCATTCACTCGGACTCGGGTGGCGTAGCTCCTCGTGGGGCAAGCCGACACGATGCCGATTACCTTGTCCGAGGCGTTGCTGGTAGTAGTGAAGGTCGCCGGGTCCGCGTAGTACCGGTCCGGCGTCGAGATGTACTTCCACGCCGTGCCGTTCCACTGCTGCACGTGGTTGTGCCGGTCCAGCCGGATCACCTGCTGGCCAAGAGCCGGAGTGGTGATCGTGTTGCGGTCGTCCAAGTCCCGGACCTTAATAGCCGAGCCACGGGTCGCCGTGTAGCTGTGGACCTGCGTGTAGCTCAGGTGAGACCCCAAGGTGTCGCCCGCCTCTACCAGCGCCTCGGCCAGAACCAGTGCACCGGGAGGTACCGCGCCGTAGTTCCCGACCGGGGAGGCTGCAGCGGTGCCAACAGTGACACCGGCCACGGCTTGGTTGTTCGCGTCGCCCTTGGTCGTGTCGTTCTGCTTGACCCAGATCAGGTCCACGCGGGAGTTGGTGGCCGGAGCCGCTGTCCCTGCGACCGGGAGGGTCGCATCGTTGGAGAAGAGGTAAACCCCCTCACCCTGGGTCCGCTGTACCACGAACTGGGCAGCGGCGATGTTGTGGGTCATGCTGGCACCGGAGCCGGTCACGAGGTTGGCGGTCGTACGCTCCAGCACCCCGGACCGGCCAACACCCGGCGCGTTCTCGACAAATTGCCCCACCATCGCGAGTCGGGCTTCAATCGGCGTAGTACCGACGTTGCCCCCCGCGACCGGGACGAAAAGTCCTCGTTTCATCACCATTAGATGTTTCCTCCATCCAGCGCGTCCAGCCGTGCGGCCAGGGTCGCGATTAAGTCGTCCTGCTTCTGCAGACGGTCGCCCATCTCTACCAACATTTTACCCTGTCGTCTTTCCCGATCAACAAGGCGCTGTACGTAGGGAATGAGCCGAGGTCCGATCAGATCGTACCGGATGCCGTCGATTTCGCCGTCGAAGTAGGTCACTACATCGGGCCAAACTTCCGCCACTTCCTCCGCGATCATGCCGAACTCGTCCTTGGCCCCCTCGCTCTTCCACTGGGGACCTTCGGCAGGCTCGCCCAGCACTGACAGCACTGGCCGGTATTGGGGTTTGCGGTCGTAAATTACCGGCCTCAGCCGCATGATATCGGCGTTGTTCGGTGCGTCCCGGACGTTCTCCTTGTACCGGATCGAGGAGGTATTCCGGCCAAGGTGGAATCCGCCGTCGTTGCCGACCCAGACCGCGTAGAAGGTGGACCCAGCCACGTTGTTATTGAACGCGTAGCTCGACCCGTCCGCCTGAGCAGCGAGGGTGGCGGTTGCCGCTGTGGTGGCGCTTGCTACTGTCGAGGTAATCTCCGCGCCGGAGTGGGTGTGGACCGAAGCGGGGAAGGTGGCGGGCTTGCCGCTGAGGTTCGCCCATGTCGCCACCTGAGACCCGATATGGACCCACGTCGATCCGTTGAGGACCTCCAGCCCGTACTCCCCCGGGTCGGAGTTCGTGAGTAGCCCGTAGCGGGCCGTCTCGGTACCGTCCGCCGCATAAGCGATAATCGCCGCGTCCTCGGTGCTGATCCGTAGTCGGATGTTCCCGGAGGCGTCCTTGACGACCATCCCATCGCCACCCGAAATCGAGGCGTTGCGCAGGTCCGAATTCTTGCCGAGCTTGGCTACCTTCTGGGACAGCTCAGATAGCATCTGCCGGAGCTGGATGATGGGGTCCGTCTCCATCCTACGGCGAGGGACCCCATCAGCGAACACTTCCGGTTCAAGGACCGGAGGGAGGTCTTCCGGAATTACGTTGGTCATTACACGCTCCCTTGGATCGGCGCTACGGCCATTGATACGTCGTTGGTGTGGTCACCGTCGATGGACAAAATCCGGATTCGGGCCTCGACGTCCGCAGGCAGGATCGGGTGGTTCCGGGGTGTCCGGACCCTGGCCCAGTCGCCGGGGTTGTAGGAGCCGAGCTTCGGGTCGTTGTTCGCCTTGACGATCATCGACCATGAATCCCAGGGCAGCACCCGGTCCGAAATCGTGCGGTTGGCCAGCGATTGGAGCACCGTCTGGCTCTCCTCCTGCGAGCTGTTCTGCTCGGTCTCGGTCCACGGGTACCCGGCGTTGAGTAGTTTCAGGTTTCGGGCTTGGGCGAGGCGCATGGCCTCTTCTTGCCCGGACCCGGAGGCCCATGCCAAGTCGGCCATTTCGGTCCCGTCCTGCTCGATTCCGTAGTCCGCAATAGGGGAGTGTTCTACCGAGCCGTCCCAGCGCCAGTCCGGTCCGTCCTGATGGAGGATGCTGGACGCGCCGTGTTCAAAGGACCACTCGATGTTGAGCTGGTCGCCGTCGAGGAACCGGGGCCGGAACCTGAGGTCCGGTCCGTTCTGTACCTCGGTCAGCTCCCTGAGGTCGTCCCCGATCCATCCGAGGTTGTACCCGTAGTAGGTCCGGTCGTGAGTCCCGGCGATGCTTGCAGGCAGACTAATCGGCAGTTGGCCTCCCCACGGGTTGTCTTGGATGGAGCGTCGGACGATTTCCCGGGCGATGGACCCCAAGTGCTTGTCCGCCACGGTGTATTTGGCTTTCACCGGGTCCAAGCGGAGCGGGTCCCCGATCGCCCGGAGTGCAGCTCCCGGCAGGTTCTTTCGGCGGTCGAAGATCGACCACAGACCCTGGGCCTGCAGGTTCAGCTCCCAAGTCTTGGGGTTGAACCCGCGCTTCCAGATCGGACCACATTCCAGGATCGTGTCCGCGTAGGCCACTCCGAGGAACTGCTTCTTCGTCAGGGTCAGGTTCTGCAGGTCCAGGTGTTTCGCTTCCTCGGAGGCCACCCGGACGGTCGCGGAGACCGGTCCTGCTCCGTTCAGCCGCTGTCCCCACTTGAAGCCCGAAACGGGCAGGGTCGCATTGACCCTGCCCGTACGAACGTCACCCACAAAGACGCGGAACTCATCGTCTACCACCATGCGGGCCTGACCTCAACTTTCATAGTAGCGCCTATCGAGCCGACAGACTCGAACAGGTAAGTCGCAGACTCGCCACGACCAAGACGGGTCCATTCCGCAACCGCAAGCTCTCGGGGAGCGTACCCATCCAACAGCACCGAGCCATTGTCCGCGTCGATCACCAAGGTCTGCCCGGTCCGGATGGTCCCATCGTACTTGAGCCTGCGCCCGGTCCCAAGGTGGGTGATGGTGAACCCTGGGACTGATGTTCCCTTGATCGTGAACTTCGGCCCGGTATCCGCTGTGCCATTGTTCACAAGGGTCGCCGTGCCCGGGTTACCGTTCACGCCGAAGTCCAGGATGCCGACCGTAGAAGGCACCCGGGGTACCAGATCGTAGCTGGTGGACGCCTCCGTGACGCCGTTCCAGCCGTAATCGTGGCTTGCCCCGTCTTGACTGTTTCCGTCGAACCACGGGCCGAGGAACTCGGTCGGTTCCAAGAGTGCCCGTGACGCGTCGAAGTCGCCGTTTGCCGGGGTGTTGCCGGTGGTGAGGTAGTACCACAACCGGATATTGGTGAAAGGACCAGTGGCAGTACCGGTAACCGTTACCGTGGTGTCCACATTGCCCGTGATCGTCTGGTTCGCGGAGTCCACGAAGTTGACCAGTGTGGACCCGTTGTAGAAGCTGATCCGGAGCTTGGACGTCAGGGTATTCGGTGGGTTCAGCACCATCGACCCGGACCAAGTATCGTCGGTCGTGCCCGAAACGTTCTCTTGGTACTGCCAGCCCGTAGAGCCGGAGACCTTCGGGACCAACACCTCGCGGCGGGCGATACCCGCCCGACCATCGGACCCTGGGATCGACCGCCAGAGCGAGTCGCCCACTTCGCCCGTACCGTTGAAGTAGCTCCAGCCAGCAGGGGTGATAGGGGCCGATTTAGTGGAGACCGAAAGGTTAGCCGTACCCGCCCAAGCGTAGATGAAGTCGTCATTCGTGGTTGCGCCACAGAAGAACGGCTCGTTCACCCGGCGAGTAACCTCGTATTCGTAGTCCGAGATGAACAGGCGGACCGAATCCGCCCACATACGCTTACCGGCTGGTACTGGGACCCCGGGATTCACCCCGTCCCGGAACTGGAGGAAGTAGCCTACCGAGGCTGCTCCTGCCGGTGCCTGGGCCACGTGGACCTGCTGTCCGCCAGTGTAGAACGGGGTGGCCGTGTAGGTCGAAGCCGTGTTGGAGATTGTGGCTCCGGCTGAGTCCCGCCAGTTCAGTTGGACCCGGGTCTCGTACCCGCCGTTCTCGGTCGCCATGAAGGCCCCAAACGCCACCCACTGCCCAGCCGTTACAGCGGGCCGGTAGGAGGCCGAGACCATCGAGATTCCGGGGACTGTGGCGGTTCCGTCCGAGACCACTTGGACGATGTTGCTGCCCGATTTCGTCATTTGGGGGAACGACGAAATTACGGTTGCTGTCGCGTTGTTCTGGGTCCACGAGCTGATACCCGCCTCAAAGTCCGGGTTAACAACGTGGTTGGTGGCGTAGAGATCGGTCGTCACCGGGTTGTAAGGGAGTGGGTTGGTGGCGTAGTTCGTACGCGACAGGTCCCACTGCCCGGAGAACAGATCAAACCGGAGACCGCCACCCTCAGTCGGAATGCCAACCTCCGGCGACCAGATCGAGGAGCCGTACTTGCGCGGGTCCGGAGCGAGCATGAATATCACGAAGCTAAACTGCGCCCGCCCGGTCCAGACTGGATCGAAGCCGTCCCCCGCGAGGTAGACGTCAGCCCAGCGCATCCCGAGGGCCGAGTTCGTCGTGAACCTTCCCTTGGTACCGTCGCCGAACAGACCCGCCAGTTCCTCGATTTTCATCTCGGCGTCCAGAGGGGATGTACCGGTGTAGGAGCCGTGCAGCTCAATGAGCCGCTCGTCCTTCCACCCGCGCTCGGAGTGCGAGCCGTGCGCTCCCAGCCTATCCGACTTGTCACGCCGGATAGGCGAGGAGCCATGCCAGCCCTTGATCTTGTTCATGAAGAGCTGCGACCCGTCCCCCGGCGCTCCCCACTGGACGTTCTGTCCGGTGGTGAGTTCCAGGGTGGCCGAGGTCGCAGCTACCAACATGTTGTCTGTCACGGGAGAGCACCCACAATCTTTCCTGCCGAGATGGAAGCGAGGTTTTCCTCACTCATCTTTTCCGATGGATGGACGTGCTGCTCAATGAGCGGCCCGTTGCGGTACCCGCCGTATTCGCCCATCCGCACGTCGTACGCGGCCCGGGACCCCTGGATTGCGAAGTCCGGGACCTCCGGGACGGACACCAGTCCGGCCACGCTGGAGGCCAGCGAATCCCTCATGGAGTCCAAACCGCCGATGTAGCCCTCGACGGTGTTTACACCGAAGCCGAAGAATACCCGGGATGGAGAGCGGATGCCGAGGAGGTCCTTGAACACCCCGACGATTGGACCGGGTACGAGCGAGACGATCGCGTTACCGATTGCGCCCATCATGGACCCGATACCGTTGATCAGGCCCTGGATGATATCGCGACCGGCATTAAACAGTGCCGATCCTACGTTGCCCAAGGCTCCGGTGATCTTCCCGAGCAGACCTCCGAAGAAGCCGATCAAGTCCCCGATCATTCCGGATGCACCGTTGACGATGGACCGGAACGAAGTGGAGACGTAATTTACGACGTTGGAGAAGATCGAGGAGAAGAAGCCCCAAACCGCGTTGAGTCCACCACCGACCACCGAGACGATCGTTGAGAGGACGCCGGAGATTACGGCCATGATCGTGCCGAATACGCCGGATACAATGTTCAGGATACCGGACCAGACCTGCGCCCAGTTCCCCGAGATGATCCCGGTGACCACCTGTATGATGCCCATCACGATCTGCATCACGTTGGTGATGATGTTGGCTATCGCGGTAAACACCGTGACTACCACCGGCATCAGGGCCTGAATGATCGGCATCAAGATCGAGGCGATCATCGAGACCAGCGGTGCAATGGCTTGGACGACCACTCCGAAAATGGTAACGACCATTGGCATTACTGCCGTCACGAGCTGCATGATCACCGGCATGAGCGCCGTCAGCAGCGACCCCACCAACTGGACGACCACGGTAACGATTTGACCAATCACCGGGGCCATTTGGGTGAAGAACGAGCCGAGCTGGCCGAACAGGCCGATCAGGACCGGAGCCATTGCCGTAAACAGTCCGCCGAGCTGGGTTACCAGGATCGTTGCGAGCTGTTGGAGGATCGGCATTACTGCGGTGAGGATTCCACCGAGGCTGGTTCCAATTGCCGCACCCAGCGACCCCAGGGCTGCAGCGATGGACGGTAGGACCGGCATCAGTGCTTGGAAGATCATGCCCAACGGGGAGAACGACGTGATCAACTGGAGGACCTGCGGAGCCAGCGCCGATATCACCGGCCCCAGAGTCGCGAAGAGTCCAGAAATGACCGGCGAGAGCGTCTGGAACACGGTATTGATCGTGATGCCCAGACCCTCAAAGAACCCGGAGATTCCCGAGCTGGTGTTCTCGCCACCCTGAGTCAGCCCGGCGAAGAATGCCTGCCCGGAACCCTGGGCCGACTGCCAGATCGAGGCGATCCGGAAGCCTGCAGTTTCGAAGGCCCCGGCCAGACCGTCCGAGGTAATGTCCCCGTCCGATTTCAGCCCGCCGAAGAAAGCTCGACCTGCGCCGAGTCCCTCCTCAAATATTCGCCCGAACGTGGAGTTCGGGTCGATGTTCATGGCCGACATGATTTCGCCGTTGAGAGCGCCACCGCCGATCAGCTCTTGGAAGAGGCTAACCTTGTCCAAGATCGCGGATACGCCACGGACACCATCCAGCGCCTTGAGTCGGACCGCCGTAAAGGCCGGAGCGAGGAAGCCACCGATTTTGGCCGTCAGGTTCTCGGTCTCAGCGGCCAAGGTCTTTTGGACGTTGGCCGTTGACTCGGAGGTCCGGGCGAAGTCGCCCTGTGCGTCCTTGGTCTGCTTGAAGATCAGGGCCTGTGCGGCCAAGACCTTCTGCTGCGGGGTGAGCGCGTCCTTGGTCGTCGTAATGAGACCCTGGGCGAATGCCTCCTCCCGGAGGCTTGCATCGTCCAGCATGACGCCATATGCGCGGATTGGTTCGGTCTCGCCTCGGAGGGCCGCGCCGACCGCCTCGATTGCCTGCTCGGTGGACGTGCCCTTGAAGGACGCCATGTCGGCAGAGAGGGAGGTCAAATCTGTGGAGAAGGTAGCGAGGTCGCCGCCTGCCAGACCAGCGGACTTGCCGTAGGTGCCGAAGGTGTTGGCCGCGCTGATTACCTGCTGCTGGGACAGGCCCAGGGTGGTTCCAGCCGACTTGGACTGGTCGATGATCTGATTCATCGAGTCGCCAAACACGACCCCCGCTGCAGCGGACGAGTCCTCCAGTTCGGAGAATGCCGCTACGGAGTCGGTGGCGAACTGCTTGATCTGTGCCCCGGCGAACAGCGCGAGCGCGGGACCCACGACAGCTTTGAGTGCCCCCGAGATTCCCGCGCCCATACCGTTACCGATTCGGTCACCAGCGGACCGGCCGTCGATGCCGTTGACTTCCTTGGCGATTGCGCCTTGGAGACCCTTTACTGACGGCAGCAGCGAGAAATACGCCGAGCCTACCTCTACTGCTGTCATTGGGTTAGTCTCCTTGCCACCAGTCGTCAAATTCGCTGATTTTGATCGGTTCAGAACCGAATGATTGGGATGATTTGTCTTTCATGCCCGGACGCTTGACGCGTTCCGGCTGCGCACCCTTACCGCCACCCCGCTGCCAGTTCGCGTCGTGCAACGCGTCGGCAACCATCGCCAAAAGGTAATCGGTGACGTTCCAGCGGGACTGCTCGCCATGGATTGACTCGGCCAGCGCCGACCCCATCGGCGTATGTGAAATGATCATCCACAGTTCGCGCCAGTCGAGGTCGTCGGTACCGAGCCAATCCAGGCGTAGTCCCATCTGGAGGAGGGTATATTCAATCGCCCCCCTGTGCTCCCTTAGGAGTCCGAGGAGGGCTTCGATTCCCCCAGCGAAACTCCGGACGCGTTGGCCCACGCCTTAATGACGCCTTCCAACTGCTCCATGTCGTCGAATTCCTCGATCAGACCGGGTTCGTAGAGGGAGAACAGGAGCTGGAGCGCCTGCTGGACGGGCATGCCCTCGACCTGTACTGCGATCTTGGGCTTGAGGAACTTGAGCTTCGGGATGGACCGGATGTGGTCCTCGCCCGGGAGCTGGAACCGGAACTGGTTCTGGTGCAGGCTGGCCCTGGAGGCCGGGACCCGGTAAATTGCGGGTACCTCGTCCAGGATTTCGCTGATCGGCTGCTCGACTGCGGCTGCTGCCTTTTCGGCGCGAATCCGGCGAATCTCTGCGATTTCGGCCTCGGAAAATTCGCTGTTTGTAGTCATGGGGGATCACTACACTTTCTATTAGATGGGTTTTGGGATCAGGGGTGGAACCCCGGGGGCAGGCGATCCCAACCTGCCCCCGGGAGTGTGTTACGCGGTAAAGACGCCAGTATCCGTGTAGATGTAGACGTTGTTACCGAGTGCGTCCGGGTAAGTGGTGAGCTTAACCGGAAGCTGGACTGCATCCTTCTGGGTGAAGGAGATTTCGCCGCGCTCGGTGACCTGTCCCAGCGGGACCACGATTTGAATCTTGCGCGGGCCGTCCTTGATGCGGAAGACCCAGGAGTTCACCGGCATATCCGCGCCGTTGAGCTGGACCTTGTGCATCAGACCGTTGCCGGTCGTGTTGGCGGACGGGACCGAACCTGCCGAACCAGCAGCGCCGGTATCGGTGTAGGTGGTCACCGCGCCGAGCGTGGTAACCAAGCGGTCCTGCCCACCGGAGAAGGTTCCACGGTAGACGCGGTATCCAGTGGCACCGGGGATCGCGGCCCAGGTCATTACCTGAGTCGAGGTCGTACCGGTCAACAGCGAAGTGATTTCGTTGGACCCGAGGGTCTCACCGTTCGCGTTGATTGCCGTGATCCGCCAGTACGTCTGGCCAGCCGGGAGAGTACCACCCGTAGTGGCCGTCGCGCCCTTGGTGAGGACCGGGGCATTCAGGAAGGCAGTGGCGGTCATGACTGCTACGTTGGCGTCTCCGAAGTAGGCCCGAAGGGCTTCGGTGGACAGCTCCAAGTGCTGCCATGCAAGTTCCGCTGCGAACTCTTCAAGGACCTTGCGGATTGTGGTTCCGCTCCAGTCCTTGATATCGGACAGCTTGGTGTTCGGGGTCAGCTTCAAGCCGTCCGGGCCGATGTAGCCAGAGTCGGAGTAAGCCGCGTCCAGAGTGGACGCGATTCCCTGCGGCAGAGCAGTTCCAACGGGGGAGCGGAGGATCGCGCCCGTAACGAGCTGATCCGGCGCACCAGTGAACACATTAGCGACTTTGGTAGTCATTTTGTTCCTTTCAGGCGGGTGTAACGGTCTCGTTGGAGCGGATCGCAACAACGTAGGTGGCGGTATATCTCACTTGCGCGGACAGACCATCGGGAAGATTGACGGGACCCGAAATCTCGTCGCACCCCAAAATTGCGTACCCGTCTATTTCGGAGTACGAGTGGATCAGGCCCCGGATGATTTGCGCCACCCGGGAGGCCCGTGTCTCAGTAGCGGCCCAGACCTCCACCAAGATTGTTGGCTCGTCCGTTACTAGGTCGCGTTGAACGCCACCCACGCGCCGGATGATTACAAATTCCTGGGGTCGGGGGTTCGGGGGTTTGGTCCCGACCTGCCAAGGCTTGCCGTCAATGCGGAGCAAGTCCCGCTGTACGGCGACCCGGAGAATATCCTCGGAGTCACCAAAGATTATGACCTCGACCACGTTAGCCCCTCAGCGCGTCAATCGAACTGGAGAGCGCCCGCCCCTGGGCTTCGGCTTCCTGTGCGGACTTGTTATCGGTAATCACTGAGGCCCTGGCCCTGTTCTTGCCGGGTTGGACGGTCGCATCGAATATCGCGTCCCCACCTGCCCGACTTCGAGCGGCCATGGCCATTGCGTTCGCTTTGGAGAGCAGGAAGGCTTGGACCTCGGAGCTGTTCAGGAGCGCTCGAATTCCGGCGTCATTTAGCTCGATCCGGACTTGTTCTGCCATTAGCCCTCCCAGCGGTTGATTACGAAGGTCAGGTGGTCCATCGTCCCGGACGGACTGGGCTGGACCTGTACCTCGCCGTTGATCTGGTATTCCTTCCCGGCGTACCGGAAGTGATCCTCGGCCCGAATATCGTGGGAGGTCGGAGCCTGTACTTGGTACTGGGTGAAAGTGGCGTCCCGGTTGACCGAAACCTCGGAGGACTGCAACGGCTGGACGATGCAGCCGCGAAGTTCATGCTCGGAAGGGTTGGAGTAGTCGAACGTCTTGTTTCCGTGGTCGTCAATGACTGTGGGCCGGAGCCGCAACAGGGTCTGACGAGCAAACGAGATTGGGAGCATCAGACCACCAACTTGTAAGAGTTCATGATTTCGCGCTCGTACTCGGTCGGGATCATCCCACCGGAGACGCCCTGTTGGACCGTGCCCCAGTTGATCGACATTGCGCCTGCCTGCTCCCGGGTAGCTCCCATCGGGGAGGCCAAGCCCCTCGCCACCAAAGAACAGGTGAGGAACTGGAGCTGGGCGAGTTCGTCGTAGCCGTGGTCCATTACCACTACGATTTTACGGTAGCGGTTGGTCCAGGGACGGTGGTCAGTGCGTTGGACCAGTCCAATTTCGGACCAGTCCAGGGCCTCCACGTCCAGAGAAACCCCAAGCTCGGTCACGGAGACCAGCTCTTGGAGCTTCTGAGTGGGGAGAGGCAGCGTGGGGCCACCCGGACCGTCCAAGGTCACGGAATGGCCCTCGACGGCTGGCCCGATGTGCCACCCGGCCTCGCGCCGGATGGACTGGGTGACCGCCTTGATTGCGTCGGCAACGCGAGGATCAGTCGAGACGATCGCACCCTTGGTGAAATCCTCCAACTGAGCCGGAGTCGCGAAGTCCGTTATGTCAGCGATAGCGACCAAGACGGCCACCCCTTTCGGTTACTTGTTGGCGGGTGCTTCGCCGGACTTGTTCTCGACTTCCAGAGGCTTTTCAGCTTCCTTGGCCGTGAGCAACTTGGCGTTGCCTTCACCGAGGGAGGCCGCGTATTCCTCCGTGGCCTGGATGCGGTGCTTGATGCCGTTAATGCGGACTTCGTACGTGTGGAGCTTGCCAGCCATGAGCTGATCCTTTCCTAAGGAGTTAAAGTTTGGGTTGGAAAGTGATGGGCGCAAAGTTATTTGTCGTTTAAGCTGTCCCACAGCCCGGGCACACAGGCCCCATCACTTCCCGATTGAACTACGCTACGGGAGCGAGGTTCAGCTTGACGATCGCGGACGGGCGACGGACAGCAAGTCCGACGCGCTCCTCAGCGCGAACGGTGATCTTGTTGTCGGTGAAGTCCGTGGAGTGCGAGTTGGTGGACTCGACGCGGACGCCACCCTTACGGTAGACCGTGGTGGACTGCTTGAGTGCACCGACGATTGCCGTACCCTGGGCCACGGACGGGGTGACCAGCGTGCGCAGGCCCCATACCGGAGGGTTGACCATGACCTGTCCGTTGCCGTACTGGCCCTGGAAGAAGCCACCGCCGAGGTACTGGTCATTGGCGTCCTTCTGGAGGCGCAAGGACTGGTAGTCGAGCGGGTGCATCACCAGCGAGTCAGCAGCCAGACCGGAGGCGGTCTGTACGGCGGTGATCTGGCGGAAAATTGCGTCCGCCACACCCTCGCCGGAGAGGCGAGCGCCGAGCTGGATGCCAGAGCGGTTCAGCAGGCCGAGAACGTTGGTGCCGGTGCCGTCGCCGTAAATCAGCTGCTGCTCTTCGAACTTGGCCAGTTCGTAGAGGAGGCGGGTGTTGATTTCGGAGACCACGAACGGGAGGTCTTCCATCATCTCGTCCGAGAACTTGATGTAACCGGCGATCTTGCGGATCGCGTCGGAGGCCAAGATCGGGTCCGGGATGTGGAGCTGCGGCTTGGCCGCACCTTCCGCAACGGTCGTGAAGGCACCCTGTACGGGTCCCTGCTCGATGAAGTACGCAATGGCCGTGCCAGCCAGGGTACCGGAGCCGAGCAGGTCGGCCAGGATCAGTTCAGGCCGGGGAGCCTGAACGATGGTCTGATCGAACGTGGTCAGAACCGGGGTCTGGAAGACCGACCCTACCTGATGCGTGTCGCCAGCGGCCTTGGAGGGGCCTTCCCACTCGGGAGTAGCAGCGGAGAAGCCCTTGACGCCGAGGTTTTCCTTGACGGCCTTGTAGGCAGTCTGGGCGAAGTGGTCACCGAGGGACTTGGCTGCGGTCTGCAGTCCGTCCTCGCGACGGTCGCCGTCCTTGGCCTCCGGGTCGCCCAGTGCGCCAATGGCGTCGAGCAGGCCCTTGCCACGCTCGCCAGCGGCGATCTTGGCGTCGTAACCCTTGACCTCGGTGATGAGGTCAGAGATTTGGGTCTCTTCGGCCTCGGTCAGGTCGCGGGACTCCGCGCCTGCCTTGGCGTGGAGTTCCTTTGCCGCTTTCAGAGCTGCGGCGCGCTTTGCCTTGATATCCATGGTGGATTAACCTTCCAGATCGAGAAGTTGGAGTTCTGCCGCGAGGCTCCGAGAGCTGGCGGACGACTTTGGACGGGGGTCCTCGACGTTGGCCGTTTCCGGCTCCTCCGTCTTGCCCTGGCCCTTGCCGTTGGCCGCTTCCAGAGAGCGTGCTCCACCCATCAGCAGGTTGCCGATGGAGTGGTATGTTTTCAGGAGCTGATCGAAAGCAGCGGGTGACAGGGTACCCTCACGAAGCTGTTGCTCGGCGAGGGCAGCTGCCTTGACTGCCGTAATTTCGGTCTCCTGATTGGCCCCAATCGGGACCACCGAGACTTCGTAGAGTTTCAGCTTACGAAGCTCGAAGTATTCTTCGGAACCTGCCGACTCGTCGTCGGGGTTCTTCTGTCGTTCGGCCCAGCCGCCCTCCAGCACGTCATATGCGAAGGACATTTGGTTGATGCGCCGACCCTTGATCAGCCGGTAGACCTGAGCCGCCTTGGGCGACTCCAGATCGAGCTGGTTCAGGGTCAAGAGTCCGTGGTCGTCCTCTTTGGCATCTTCCACGTGGCCGATGTTGTAGTCCGGGTCGGACATGTTGTGGCCGAACAGCAGCGGCAGGAGATTGCCGCTGTCCTTCCAACCAGTCAGGGTGTCAGCGAAAGCCCCGGGCATAACCACGTCGCCGTAGGAGTCCTTGTTTCCGAACACCGAGGCGTAAGCCTCAAACTGTCCTTCTTTCAGGCCGTCCTCGGGGCCAGCTTTCACCCGAATCTGGGCGTCTTTCATCTTCACGATGTTTTCCCTTTCCGGGTTAGTCGACTGATATTGAGACGGAGCAAGTGCACCCCGCCACCCCATCGGCTCCGAGAACAGGGTCTCCGGGCCAATCGGCTCCATTACTGAATTTCTGGTCGATCCCGACCGTTTCGCCGTTCATCCGACTGTGCGCCTTGCGCGGGTTGGATGAATTGACGATCCATGTCTTGGACTTCGCAGTGGGTTCGCCGGGGACCTGCTTACCGGCCTCGATGGTGGCGAAGGCGCTCCAGGCTGTCATCAGAGCCGCTGCCGCCGTCACTGAGCGGTTGTCCTCGGCCTTCGAGAATATCTCGGAGGGCTTCGGAGCATCCTCGTCGTCCTGACGTGCCAGCGCATCATCCAGAGCCGCTTTCGTGGCCCCGTTGATACCCTCGGCACGGCTCTTGGAGACCGCCTGCAGGAACTTGAGCGTCCGCTCGGAGTCGTAGGCGTCCGGTTCGAACCCCAGCTCCTCCGCTACCTGCCGTCCGATCTTGTGAGAGACCGCCACCGCAAGCTTGTAGAGGTCCTGGGCCAGTTCCCGGTTCCAGCGCTCCTCGTCCCACCATTCGTCGCCGTCCTTAGCGCCCAAAGCGGACAGGACGACAGCCGACTGACGTTTGAAGAACGCCTTCAATACCTTCTCGATGTTACCCTGGGCCGTGTCCGACCCCCGGGCCTTCTCCCCGAGGTCCAGAATACCGACCGGACCCCAGTCCCGCTGCGCCTTTTGGGCGAGAGCGAGGTAGGAGTTTTGGCCGGTAATGCTGTCCGGGGTCGAGTCAGCGGGGGAAGCCTGCCCACCCGTTACGACGTTGAGCGGGACGATCAGATCATCGCCACCCTCAATCGCGGCCAAGTTCTCCTTGGCGCGGGCTTCGTTACGGAGCATCCAAGGACCGCCGACTGCAGCCGACATTACTGCCGCCTGCTCTTCGAAGGAACCTTGCAATTTCTCCTTGATGTTGAACTCGATGTACAGATCGTCGGTGCCGGGGTCCAGCTTCGGGACTAGGAACGTATTGAGCCTGTCCTCCAACTGGGCCAGCACCGGACCGAGCGTGTTCGTGTAGAGCGACTTGTTGAACTCACGGACGTTGGAGAAGTTCGCGTTGTCCAATTGACCTACCATCGTGGGGTTGATGTGGAACACCGAGCAGACCGTCTGGAAGCTCAGTTTGTACGCCTCGACGAACTGATCTTCCTTGGCGTTGAACCCCATGCGGGCCGAGGTCATACCATCTTCAAGGATGATCGACCCACCCGCGTCCTCGCCGCCGTCCCCGGCGATCTTGGCATCGAGTGCGGCCTTGAACTTCCGCTTCTGGTCCGGAGTCCAGCCGGGTGCATCCTTGGGCCGGGAGACCACCATTCCGAGGCGTCCAGCCTTGGTCCACTGCTGTTCGCGGTAGACCATGGCGTGCACTTGTTCGGAGATGGTCGCTTTCAATGCCTCGACCGGGGAAACTCCGCTATGCAGGTTGTCTGGGTCCCAGCCGTGGAAGTAGAGCACGTCCTCCATTGGGATTTTGACTGGCTTGGTCGCTCCGGGTGGGTGCACCTTGACGTAAGCCGGACCCCAGAGGTCACCGCCACCGAACCCCTGAACCCAGGGCATCGGGATCGGCTGGATCGACCAGCCGGAAGGCCGTTCGATATCCTCGACCACCAACCAGAGAGCCTCGTCCCACAGGGCCAGGTCCGACACGAGCGAATAAATCAGCTCGTAGGTGGTCTGCGACTTGTTGGGGGACTTGATGGTCTGGGCCGTGATGCTTGCCCGGTCCCTCTTGCGGTCGTTCTCGTCCAATCGCTTGAACGTGTGGACCCCGAGTTGGGCGATGTTCCGAGCCATGAACGAGACCACGGTCCGCAGGTTTGGCTGATTCCGGTAAAGAGTCGCGGGGGACTGCCCCCGGATCAGAGTCCTTACATCGTCGAAGCTGGCCGGGATACCGAACAGGGTAATCTCTTGTCGAGATACCGGCGACATTACGTTCCGCAGGGCATCAAATACGCTCACTAGTGCTCCCTCCGGAGGTCATACGAAGATCAACTCTTCGTTGTCATATGCGCTGGTCTGTTCTTCCTCGACAGGCTGGCTTAGTGCCCAGACTGCAGCGGTTATCGCGATCAGTGGTGAAATGTCGAAAGGCGACCGTTTCCGGTCCCACACCCAGTAGTCCGCAATGGGCTTGGTTTGGGCCGTGCCTGCCGCGAGGTTCAGGACCTCTTGGTTCAGGTGGTGTACCAACCCCTGGGTTACCTTGTCGTACATCTGGCCGGTGCCGCGACCAAGTTCGCCGCCACCCCAACCAACTACCCGGATACCGGCTTCCACCATGTCTTTCAGGAGGGACGCCACCGGGGAGCCATTCTCCTGTAGAGCGACCCCGAGAAGTCCTTCTCGGTCCTTCCGCTCCTCCAGCCAGGGTATCACCCAGTCTGTCCCGGCGCGGTAGGCGACAACCTCCACGTGGATTTTGCCGTCTGCCCGGTAGCCAGCCACCGTGATTGCGGTGTACTTGCGGTCCCATGAGACGTCAACGCCGAAGTAGTAGCCCCCGACGCGCTTGGACGACATGTCCTTGAGCTTCTCCCAGTGTCCGGCCTCCCAAGGTCCGACCGCTGCGGTCGAAACCCACTGGCATAGACACTCGACCCGGAACACCGGGTCAGGGTCGGTAGCGTGAGCGGAGGCGAGCGCCTCCTCTGTCAGGCGAATCTCGCCGTCAGCGTCCTTGTGCCCAACGGAGGGGTTCGCCATTGCCCAGCCCCGGCGATCCGAGGTCGGCATTTCCGGTGGCGCGGAGAACTCAAAGAGACCCAGCGAAACCTCGTCGGTGTCCTTGGCCTCCACCGCTGCTGCGGCTTGGTCCCTCAGGTGCGAGAGCACGACCGAGGAGGAGTCGCCAGCGTTGGAAACGCCCCAGACTTGAGCCTTGGGACGGGCCATTGTGGTCTTGGTGATTGCACCCCAGGCGTCCCACGAGGAGTGCTCGCGGAGTTCGTCCAAGATCACCAGATCGCCGGAGAGACCACGGCCACCCTTACGGGTAGCGGCAGTGACTTTGTACTGGGACCGGACCATCGTCCCGTCCGCACCCTCAAAGGCGATCCGGAGGGACTTCTTGCCGTTGGTCTTGTCCACGGCGGTGATATCACCTGCGAGGTCCTCGTTATCTTCCGCGAGGGAGACCGCTTCGGACCACTGCTTCTCAGCGATATCGAGGTTTTGGGCGGTACCGATCACGAGTGGCGCTTCGTCAACGTACATACGCCACAGAGACAGGACCTGCAACAGCAGGGACTTGCCGTTCTGGCGGGCGACCAGCAAAACGACCGTACGGAACCTGAACTTGCCGTCCGGGTTCAGCTCCAGCGCGTGGATTAGCACCCACTTCTGCCACGGGTACAGGTAGAGGCCCAGGACCTGCTCCGCAAAGGCGATGCACTCCCAGCCCCGGGAGGTCTTGGGGGTCAGCTTCCGCTTGGGCGGGGTGAAAACCCGGGGTACCTCCGAGCCGAGCAGCTCTTTCCTAGCCGGTGGCCTTTTGCTGCCTGCTGCGCGGCTTGGTGGGCGCTTTTTGGTCGCTGCTGCTGCCACTTCGAAGCTCCCTTACTGCGGCAAGGCCGCTCTTGGGCTTCTCGTTCTTCATGTCGAGGGCTTTACGAGCGGCGATGGAGCCACCGAGCTTCTCCAGACCCGAAATGATCTGTGGGATCGTGTAGATCGCCTTATTGTGAAGCTCCATGGCGCGGATTAGGTCTTTGGGTTCGGCTTCGCCACCCAAAGAGAGGGCTTCGACGGTATGTCTCGTGGAGTCGCAATATTCCGCCATGGTCCGAATACCACCGACGATCCCCCAGTCCTTCTCGGACAGGTCGTCCTTCATGGCGTCAATCGAGCGCTCCACGTATTCCGACATTTTCTTGTTGTCGAAAGATTTGGGGTCAAAAGCCATTTTGAACTCCTTCTCCGCGTACGTGTGCGGGCGACCCCGGGTCGAATGCCAGAGGGAGAGAGGACAC